TACCTAATGAAAAAAATCACGGTATGATGATGTTACTTGATTGGTCAGGTAGTATGAGTGATTGTATTTCACAAACAGTAGATCAACTTTTAAATCTTGTATGGTTTTGTCAAAAAACTAATATACCATTTGATGTTTATTTCTTTACGTCAGAAGATAATCTATCAAATAAAGATTATGATAAAGTAGATACATTTAAATTTTCACATAACTCAATTGGTTTAGATCAATTTAGATTAGTTAATATTGCTAATCATAGAATGAAAGGTACAGAAATTGACGAGTCATTAATGTATATGTATTCTATGGGTCATTATTGGAATAGATCATATAGATGGGATTTAAGAAATAGTTATGACAATTATCAGTCTTATCACGTGGGTGTGCCTAGAGAATTTTATTTAGGTTCTACTCCATTAAATGAAGCTTTAGTTGCTTGTAATAAAATGATACCAATGTTTAAACATAAATTTAATATTGAAAAAATGACTTTTATTACCTTGACAGATGGTGGTTCTAATTCTGGTAGAGGACAATATACTAATACAGAAGAGGGTTTAAAATTAGGTAATGAGCCTAGTGGAACATTAGTTATTAAACATAATAAAAAATATTTTAAACAAGAATCTTATGGTTGGTGGAGAAGCCAAAATCTTACAGCAAATATATTAGATATTATTAGATCACAACATAATATTAATACTATTGGTTTCTATGTCTTAAAAAGATTAAGAGGTTGGGAAGCTGAAAGATACTTTCCAGCAATGGATAAGACAACAGAAGCAAAGAAAAAACAATTTAGTAAAGATAAAGTAACGACTCATAAAGAGCCAGGTTACAATCAATACTTTTTAATCAATGGTAAGACTATGCAAATTGAAAATACTAATTTAGATAGTATTAATCCTGATCTAAAAACAGGTAAGATTAAACAAATATTCGTTAAATCTATGACGAATCGAATTAAAAGTAGAGTATTATTAAACAAATTCATAGAGCAGGTGGCGTAAAGATGTTGATTTTATTAGCTTTTTTTACCATTGACTTATTGAAAAAAACCAATTATAATATAAGAATAAACATAATAAAGAAAGGACTAAACTATGTTTGATTTGAACAAAAAACAGGCAGAACAAGTTGCCGTTTTATATGATGTCTATAAAAAAGACATATTGACAAGAGGTGAAATAAACGCCCTTGTTAAAAAGGGTAAGTTAAAAAACCCATCTTGGTTAAAAACAGATAAGTATAAAGTTGATAGAGGTTGTTATAAACTTCCTTTAAAAAACAATACTGATGTTGTTGATACAACCACAGTTAATAAAGAAATAATTGACGATGCTCCTAAAACTCAAAGTCAGGCGGCATATATTGTTTCATCTTTAACAGGTGATATAGTTCCAAAAAAAGATAAGGTGTTTGTACCATTTGGTAATTATTCAGATGTTAAGAATGTAATTAAATCTGGTCAATTCTATCCAATCTTTATAACTGGTTTATCAGGTAATGGTAAAACAATGGGTGTTACACAAGCCTGTGCAGAATTGAAAAAAGAATTAATCAGAGTAAACATCACTATTGAAACAGATGAGGATGATTTACTTGGTGGTTACAGACTTAAAGATGGCCAAACAGTGTGGCAAAATGGTCCTGTAATTGAGGCTATGGAAAGAGGCGCTCTTCTTTTACTTGATGAGATTGACTTGGCAAGTAATAAGATTATGTGTTTACAACCAATCCTTGAAGGTTCAGGTGTCTTTGTTAAAAAGATAAACAAGTTTGTAAAACCTAAACTTGGTTTCAACGTGATTGCTACAGCAAACACTAAAGGTCAAGGTTCCGAAGACGGTAAGTTTATCGGTACTAACATCTTAAACGAAGCGTTTTTGGAAAGATTTCCAGTTACGTTTGAACAGAAATATCCTACTCAAAAAATTGAAAAAAAGATATTATCTAATACATTGAAAGCAGCTGGTAAGTCAGATGAGAAGTTTATAGATAAACTTGTTACTTGGGCTGATGTCATTAGAAGAACATTTTTTGATGGTGGTGTAGATGAGATTATCTCTACCAGAAGATTGGTACACATTACACAAGCGTATGCAATCTTTGGTGATAAAGTCAAAGCTATTCAGTTATGTACTAATAGATTTGATGATGATACAAAAAATTCGTTTGTAGAGTTATATACAAAAGTTGACTCTGGTGCAAGTATGGATGACATACTAAAACAACAGAGAGAGGCTGAGATTAACTCTCAAATGAATTCTGACGATGATGGTGAGTCAGAAGATGATGCAGATCAATCTGCTAACATCTATAACTAAAACTATCAGTTTAGTCCTCAGTGGGGGGGTTGTTCCCCCCACGTAATAGGATTTAAAAAAGGAGTAAAATTGACAGGTATAAAAATAGAAGTTAGAAATAATAACGTAGAAAAGGCAATTAGAATACTAAAGAAAAAATTGTTAAAAGAGGGTGTTCTAAAACAATTAAAAGATAATCAGTATTACGAAAAACCTTCAGATAAAAGGGTACGTAAGAAAAAAGAAATGATTGCTAACTACAAAAAGAAACAAAAACTATTAGAAAAATTTAGAGATTAAAGAATTTACGCCCTTTGATCCGTTATATATATTATAGTTAAGGCAATTCATAAGTCCTTGACGGCGTAAAGGAGCCGAACATTATTTCGGCGTTGTCGGTGATCTTTGGCAGTTTGCACTCCGTGACAAAAGAAACTGCCCTTGACATATTATAAATAATGATTATATAATATGTTAGAGAACGCCATAATGGGTTCTCGTAAATTAACTTGCTTTAAAAGGAGGAAATATATGACAAATAAAGCACTTTCTATTTTTAATCAATTAAGACCATTATCAGTGGGATTTGATGATGTGTTTAATCACTTTGAGTCTATGTTTGATGAAGACTTTAGATTACCAACAGTGAATTATCCACCATACAATATCGTAAAAACTGGTACTAACAAGTATGACATTGAAGTTGCACTTGCAGGTTTCAACAAAAAAGACATTGATGTTAATGTTGAAAATGGTGTATTAACTATCGAATCTAAATCAGATGAAAAATCTGATTCAAAAGACGAAGATGGTAATACAATCTATAAAGGTATATCTAAAAGATATTTCAAAAGATCATTTACAATTGCCGATGACGTTGAAGTTAAAGGCGCTGAATTAAAAGACGGTCTATTGAAAGTATCAATGGAAAAGATTATACCAGAGTCTAAAAAACTAAAATCAATTGAGATTAAGTAATAATCTTAATTAAAATAGAGAGGCCGAGATAGCATTGACTTTCTCGGCCTTCTAATATATAATGGAGTTATATTATGAAATATGGTGAAGATCGAATATTAGATGAGATAAAAGAATATATTGGTAAAACTTACAATCAACACTATTCTACCACACAAGACGGATTTCAAGTACAAGATATGTTAAGGCAACTTGACATTGATAAAGATTTTTGTCAAGCAAATGCTATCAAATATTTGTGCCGTTATGGAAAAAAAGATGGTAAGAACAGAAAAGACTTGTTAAAAGCAATACATTATGTTATACTACTAATGAGTAGTGAAGACCAAAACTATATTAACGATATGGAAAAAGGAGTGAAAATATGAATATAACAAGCGACACACTTTCTGTTTTAAAAAATTTTTCTGAAATCAATCAGAACATTTTGTTTAAACCAGGAAATAAAATAAGTACAATATCTGCTATGAAAAACATTTTGGCAGAGGCAGAAGTAACAGAAAACTTTGAATCAGAATTTGGAATTTATGATTTACCAGAGTTTTTAAGAGCAGTAGAGTTATTTGAAAAACCTGCATTTAAATTAAATGGTGGTGAGTATGTAACTATTGCTGATGAAAAAACAAAACAATCTATCAAATACTTTTTTGCTGATAAGTCAGTTATTGTGGCACCTTCAAAAGGTATTAATATGCCAGATAAGACTGTATCTTTTACACTTAAAAAAGATGACTTTGGTAAACTACAAAAAGCTGTAAACACTTTAAATTTACCAGATGTTGCTGTAAAAGGTGACGGTAAAAAAATTACTTTAGTTGCACTAGATAAAAAGAATAAATCTTCAAACGATTATTCTATCAATATTGGTGAAACAGATATGAAGTTTACTGCATACTTTAAAGCAGAAAACTTTAAAATTATTTCAGATGATTATGATGTTGCAATCTCTAAAGCTAAAATTTCTAATTTTATAAACAGAAATAAACCAATTAAATATTGGATTGCATTAGAACCAGACTCGGAGTTTTAATATGAGTGAAGACAAAACTCCTATGACACCAGCAGAAGAAGATAGAAACGCTGCTGTTGTCAGAACTGAAGACGGTACAGCATATCCACTAGATGGTTACATCAAAGTAGAAACCAGAGAGTATCATCAAACTACACATTATCTTAATAGACAGATTG